GTTAATGGAAAGAAGTATCCTTATACCGCTAAAGGTAAAAAGGCTGCTGCTACTGCAAAGAAAAAGAAATCGTATGCAAAAACCAAACGGTGACGTAATAATCAGGCCAAAGCCGATTCAAGGAACGAGTAATACAAATGGCTAGTTCTCTCTTCGCCAAAACTTTTAAGACTTTAATGACCTCTAGTGGCACGACCGTTGACTTTGACGGCGACACTTTTAAGTGTGCGTTGGTTACTTCTACATGGACTCCACAGTTTGATACTGATTCCAAATTCAGTGATATAGACAGCGAGTTACCAGCAACAGGTAATTACACGGCTGGAGGGGAAACACTTACGGGTGTGGCTCTTACCCAAACTAGCGATGGTACCGCAACTATTACGTTTGATGCAGCCGACGTTTCGTGGACTAGTTCTACGTTAAGTAACGTTGCAGCAGCAGTTGTATACAGTTCAACAGTAAATGATGATTCGGCAACTAACGATTCGTTGATTGCGTATATAGATTTCGGGGGAAATTTCAGTACAACTTCCGGTACGTTCCAGATTCAATGGAATCCGTCCGGTATTTTCACCCTAGATCTGAACCCATCAGATTGATCGCAGGAGATATAAATGCCTTCATCTAATTACCCAACTTCGTTAGACACAGCAACGAACCAGCCGACACCAGCATCCACTACTGATTTGGATGCTTCTGGTTACGAACACGATCAGGTGCATGGGGCACATTCAACTGCGCTTCTTGCTTTACAAGCGAAACTGGGTATTGCGGCGAACAACGCTGCTGATGCCGATCAGTATGCTTTGATGCAGAAGAGTGGTTCGGGTTCTGACGCTACGACAACGTGGTCGAAGACTTTGACTGGTTCAACTCTTGCTGGCACCACTCTTTCTGGTGCTGTCACTGGTGCAGATCAGATCATGTCGGCGGTTACCCATAAGGACTACTCCGAAACGGTGTATGCCGGTGGGAACACAAGTACCGCAGTTACTCTCGATGAAACTAACGGCAACACTCAGACGTGGACGATGACAGGTAACTGTACGTTTACGATGCCTTCGGGTGCTGGGTTGCAGGCTGGTACTGCGTTGACATTGATTCTTACGCAGGATGGTACGGGTTCTCGTACTGGTGCGTTTACTAGTGTGAAGTGGGCTGGTGCTACTGCTCCGACGTTGACGACTACTGCGACTACGGGTGTCGATATTCTTACGTTTATCACGTTTAATGGTGGTAGCTCTCCGGTTTGGTATGGGTTTACCGCTGGGGCGGATATGTCGTAATGCCATTTGGGGCCGGTAAGGTAGCTTTACTTGGTGCCGCCGGTTCCGCTGGTGGTGGTTATGGACCAGACGAAGGCGGTAAGTTTGAATGGATCGCTGGGTTTACTGCGGATGGCACCGGAAACACCTATGGTTTTACGGGGATTTCTAGTTCATGGGATGAACTTGAAGTAAGAGTTATGGTAGAAGAAGCTGGCGTAGGTGTCGAAGTTCCTCCTTGCTATCAATGGGGAGGCGGCGTTGATGCTAGCGTCAGCGATTATCGCTATAACGATTTCAAATCTTATAATAGCGGCCTGAGCACTACTAGGGAGGCCCGACAGGAACCTCGTATTTGGTTTACCGAAGGTGGGGAAGTCGGGGCAGGTAATGTTTCCGTATCGAATCCTGACAGAACCGGTGGCAAGCACACAGTTGCAGCATTAGGTGGCTTTCGATACGACGGCGGTGCTACCCAAGGGCTTATCAAATGGTCTTGTGCATTATGGAATGGCACAAGTAGCTCATCTTCGATAACTGCTATACAGATAGATTCAACAAACGGTAACTACTTTCCGTCAGGTAGCACCATCAATTTGTTTGGGATAACGAACTCATAATGGCAGCTAATAACTGGATTCCGATTGGCACAAACAGTGGCGCATCAAGCGACTACTCATGGACCAGTATCCCTGCTGGTTATAACGAACTGATCCTTAGAGGTCATGTGCAGTCAGCTACTAGCTCGTTTATGATTCGAGGGGAACTTCGTTTTAACGGCGATACTGCGGCAAATTACAGCGCTAGTGAATTTGGGTACGAAGAAACTGGGTCACTTAGATGGTACGCTGCCGGTGCCAAAAACGAAGGATATTTTTGTTATATCGGGGGTAGTTATCTTGGTGATTGGATGAGTCTTGTTGAATGCCATATTTATGGTGTAAGCGACTCGAATCGAGTCACAACATTTAACTCTATGGCTTCTTGCGGTGCTGCGGACAGCGGTTATAACGCAAACATTTTCTGTTCGGGGATGTGGGAGAACAGCAGCACAATCACTCAGATAGATACTGTGAATATGAACCCGTCTGCTAATTCGATTATGACTTTGTACGGGAGAAAATAATGGTTGCCACTTTCGATCAAATCGGACAAGCAACTGCTAGCGGAAGTACTCGGTCGTTAGAAGTCACCGGAATCGATCAAGGTTTCGATGATCTACATATTATTTTTGAAGGGTTCTCCACAGGTACAGGCAGCGACCCGAACACTGATGTGTATATCCGAGTGAATGGTGAAACATCTTCAAGTCTTTATTCTCAGGACGTTGTTATCCAAGAAGCCGATAGCTCTTATACGTCTGATGAAATTGCGCCAAGTACCCATAGCGGTTGGAAACTTTACAATGTTCCGAATGTAGCCAGCGGCAATATAGCTGATTGGGCGCATTTTGCTGCCGATATAAACAACTACACCACCACTACCAACAAATTTTGTACGGTCAAATTAACTACCGTGAGAGAAAGTTGGTCGTATAACGGGGCTTTGGGGATGGCCGGTTGGGGTTATCACGGTACTTCTGCGATTAGCAGTATTTCAGTTAATGTTGATACCAGCCATTACGTTGGCGCTAATTCCCTGCTCACCGTTTACGGGATAAAGAACGATAATACTTAAGGAATCCTATGTCTACTCCAAGTTATAAAACTGTTCACGATTGTTCGACCGGAGAAACTACTCAGGTTGCGCTTACTTCTGAAGAAATAGCGGCGATGGAAGCTAATGTTGCTGCGACTGACGCAGATCTTTCAGGTATTCGTAGAGATAGGAACCGTTATCTTGCGGAATGTGATTGGACTCAGGGGGCAGATGCTCCGCTAATTGAAGCACAAGTTGCTTCGTGGGCAACATATCGACAAGAGTTACGTGATTTTCCGGCAGGTAAGTCTAAAGTTTCGGAGTTTGCTACCGACGAATATCATCATATTATTTGGCCTACTCCACCTAGCTGAGGATTATTATGCCGTTTGGATCGAGTAAAGCCGCAATGATGGGAGCCGCCGGAGCAGGCGGTGGAGTAGAACTCTCTGGGGGTACAGAGTTTGAATATGGTGGCGATACCTTTATGAAGTTCACTTCGTCGGGAACATTGACTGTTTCTGGTACCGGCAAAGTTGATTACCTTGTTGTCGCTGGCGGCGGCGGCGGTGGCTACAACAGTAATAGTTCTTGGGGGAGCGGCGGCGGCGGCGGTGGCGGCGGTGTTGCTTGGGGTACACAGTTTTGGTTGGATTCCGCACACCAAACTACTTACGCTATTACGGTCGGTTCAGGGGGAGCAGGTTCTTCAAGTTCGTCGAATGGGAGTATGGGGGGTGCATCGTCGATTGTAGATTTAGGTGAAAACTACGGGTCTACATTTGATTGGGCTGGTGGTACATCTTTTACTTCTCAGGGCGATGGTGTTTATTGTCAAGGTGGTGCTGGGGGAGGCCAAGGCGATTGGGGTATTGCTAATACGGGATCGGGTAGTAGTTCTGCCGGTGGTTCCACCAACGATTGGGGTTCTGCTGGCGGTTCAGGCGGTAGTGGAGGCTGGAGTGGTTATAGTATGCCGACGACTCCAACAAGTGGGGGCTATCGGATCGGTACCGGCGTTTCGGGTCTTTCAGCTAAATTAATTATCACAAGCCAAAATGGTGATGACAGCAGTACCGCTTACCATATGGTTGTTGGTAGCCAACCAAGCATGAGTGCCAGTAACACATTTGGTGCTTGTGGGCGTAGTTCTGTTATAGGAACAGCAAGCGGCTCTGCGGGTGGTGCTTTGCCAACGACAACAACTTCAAGCGTCAACGTAGTGTTAGGCAACGAAGGTATGCAATGGCTTGACGGGGAACCGTATGGATGTGGTGGAACTGCTGGCGGCGGTGCATGGCTTGACCGTGATATAGGTGCTGCCAAGGATCGTGGCGGTGGTCAAGGTGGAAGCGAAGCAAGCGCTAATGGCGACATGGGTCAGATGAATGGAAAAGCTAATCACGGGGGTGGTGGTGCAGGAGGCAAGAGTAACTACACCCCCGGAGGTGGGAGTACTGCTGGACAGGGCGGTTCTGGTAGTTCCGGTATCGTGATCTTTAGGATTGTGCCATGAGAAAATTCGCACAAGTGAATGAAGATAATCTTGTTATAAACGTCGCTGACTTTGAAGATGATTGCACTCCAGTTGATTTAGATTGGCCTAACTGGTATGAAACGGCACCTAACATTCGGAAAAATGTTGCTGCTCCCGGTTTCACATTTGTTTTAGAAGCACCGGGTTATCCTTTAGGTTTTTTTTATCCTCCATCCTCATATAAGGGATGGGTGTTAGATGAAAACTATGAGTGGCAACCACCAGCGGATAAGCCCTACCCAGAAGGGTTTGGTGCACCGCCTTGTCTGGCATATTGGGATGATGACATAGAAGATTGGGCAGAAGCAACTCCTATCGAGTCAGAATGAATATCGTAGACGCACCCGGTAAAGTAAACACCGGTCGGCCACTTAAACCATTCGGCATAGTTGTCCACCACACCGCTTCCAACCGCAACGCAGATCCCGACAACGTGGTCGCAATGTGTGTTCGAGGAGTGAACAAGGTACCCGGACCTTTATACAACTACCTCATAAAACGTGATGGCACCATTGTCAAGTTGACGGCTGAGAACGTGAAAGCTAACCACGCTGGCCGTGGCTTACAGTCAGTGTTGACACGAATGCAGCAGAATAATCCTGTTACGGGTAACGCTTCGAGCGCCGGTAAGATCAGCGCCAACTCTCGTTTAATAGGTGTTTCAATTATTAATGACGGGTTAGGGGAAGATGTGCCCGAGGCACAGATGGACGCACTCGTAGATTTGTGCGCCTTTCTGTGCGACGGACACAACTGGAACCCCGACTGTGCAGTGATAGGCCACAAGGAATGGACTTCACGCAAAGTTGATCCCTCGTTTTCTATGCCAGAACTACGTTTAATGGTTCATCGACGCATGATTACATCAGTCCCAACAATGACTTTACCTAAAGAACCAGAGGACGGACTTGTTCCATTCCCCGGAACACTCCGCAAAGGCTCACGCAGCCAAGCAGTTGTTCATGTTCAACGAGTAGTAGGAGCTTTAGCCGACGGAATATACGGGCGTGGTACACTCGCCAAAGTAAAACAATGGCAGCGAACCAAAGGGCTCGTTGCAGATGGCGTAGTTGGTCCAAAAACTTGGGCGGCTATGCAGATACGGAGACAAGAAGTTGTTCAACCAGCGTTTTATTAAAGACAGTTTGGAACGTGGAATCTCCACCTTTGCTCAGGCATGGGCCGCAGCTATGGCTGTACCCGGACCTGACTGGGGTGATTCCTTGAAGATCGCCGGAGTTGCGGCGCTTATCGCTATTGCTAAGGCTGTTGCTGCCAGAAAAGTGGGAGATCCAGAAACAGCATCGGTTACTAGCTAGAAAGATGAGGCTGTTCGGTGCCGCTCCCTGCCGTCAATCCGTACAACAAAGATGAGATTGAGTATCAAGAGCCGGGGTTCGACTACGCCCCGAAATATCCGGGCAGCTACGATTACAACGAGAGTGGGATTGCTTATAGAGAATCTAACTTTCCTTATGCGAAACGTGATGCGACTGTATCCGTCAGCACCATTGGGTGTTCGGCGGATCTGTCGCCCGTTTTCACATATGTTTACACACCGAAACGTCCCGGCGGCGTAGCGTATCAAAACCCTTATGAATACAATAAGACCGGGTTCGATTACAACGAACGTGACACCTCGATACCAGACAACCGTGTCTTGGTGGATTACAGCCAGTCGGGTATTGCTTATAGTAAGTCTTCCGATACTGGTCATACTGTGGCGGTCATTGCGACGCCAGCCACAATCGGTGTTACGACGACGTTCTCGGCTACCCCGTCGGTCCCGGCAACGGTTAGTCCGGGTGTAATTGCTTGCCAAGCGGTACTTATTCCAAATGTAACTGCTAACACAATCGTCTTACACGGTGGTGTAGTTGGTCAAGCTAGTGTCCCCAGTGTCATAACCTCAGCGACCGTCATACCGGCTACTGTGGCGGCTGAGGCGACAGTACCAGATGAGTCGCTGTATATTACGGTCGATGCCGAACAAGACGTGCCTATTGAAGCTGCGGCAACGGTGCCTTCGGCAACAGCAAGTGGTAATTACACAGCGACACCAGCAACAATTGGGGTAGGGGCAACAACACCTACCGTTTCAATGTTCAGGTATCTAGTAATACCCACAACAAACATCGTTCCCTCGGTCGGGTTACGCAACAAACCGACACCAGCAGCATATTCACTGATGCGTCACTTCGAGTCGGGGCTACGAGGAGATAACATATTCATTATCAATGGGACAACTGTCCAAGATTATTTACCGGTTGACAAAACAACTGTCACACGGTGGATATATGGAGGACATGAAAGCCCGAAAGATTTAACAGATTCAGAACAAACCGTGCTGCTAGCAGCAGGGTATTCGTTCAGAGTAGGACCGGGCTGATGCCAGTTTATGTTTACCGTTGCCTCGATTGTGGATTGTCGCACGAGGTTCGTCATGGGTTCGATGAAACCTATGAAAGTAATTGTGATGGATGTGGGGGAGTGATCCGCAAATACTTCGGTGAAGTATATATAGCTGCATCAGCTACCCCGACACGAGGTAGGCATGATGGAAAAGAGATCGATTGGTCTGGGAGTAAAGCTAAAGAGCGAACCAAAGAAGAAGATATGGCGGCCTATAAACGACTCCGATCTGATGGTGTTCAGCCGAAGAGCATTGATGGCTCTGCCCACCTTGAAAGACACGCAGGATCTAAATGGGAAGTCCAATCAGGTACAGTTTTGACTGGAGAAAAGAAAGACATCAGACGCAAAGAACGTAATTTAGATACGGTTCTTGGAGATTAACAATGACAACGGCACAAGCATGGATAGACGAGACTAGAGACTTATTGTTATCTGGTTACGTGGAAGAACTATTGGTGCTTGGTGCATCAGTAGGTATCAGCGATACACAGTTAACAATAACTGACGCTGCTGATTCAGGGATTGTGCCCGGAGTCATTATCGAAATCGATTCTGAAGCAATGTATGTACAAAAAGTCAGTGGTACGGTTGACGTTATCCGAGGTTATGGTGCCTCTGAACCAGCAGCACACGACAATCTCAGCATTGTCCGTGTGTCCCCCAAGTTCCCCACATATCGGATATTGGAAGCATTGAACAACGATCTTCGTGATCTCTCTGCCCCAGATAACGGTGTCTTCCAAATCAAAACATTCACCACCACATACAATGCCAACAAACAAGGCTACGACTTAACAGAAGATGGGGTTTCGTTAACAAACGAAGCAGTCCAATCTATTTACGCAGTCTCATATAGCGACCCTGTAACTGTCGAAGCTAGAGAACCAGAGATCAGAAAATGGGGATTAAAAAGAGACAGGATAACTACTTCGTTTACCAGTGGGATGGCTTTAGTTCTCTATGAAGCAGCTTTCCCCGGCAAAAAAGTAAACGTCAGTTACAAATCACCACTCACGCTTATCTCTGGTGTAGCTTCATCGTTCAACAAATCTTCCACAGGGCTACAGTCCACAGCGTATGACCTTCCTCCTTTGGGAGCAGCGTTAGCTTTGATGGCTGCTGCTCCAATAAGGCGAGAGTTTATAGATGCACAAGGTAGCTCCCGTCGGGCTGAAGAAGTACCACCCGGTGCGATCTCAGGTTCGATACGTGACTTGCGTTTCCGTAGAGAAACAAGAGTTGCTGCTGAAGCTGCCCGTCTAGCAACTATGTATCCACAGAAAAACTAGTATGGCTTTTAACGCTGAATTCCTGCCGGTTGAATTAAACGGTGAAACCTATGCCGTCGATACTATGGCGTACCGACGGACAACCGTTCCCGTTTCAAGGCAGCAGCGTGACAACAGCAGAGAACCCGGTGAAAATACTTTAGATACAACTGGTGCGTGGGTGCGTTCGCAAACCGACTGGTCGTATGGTGCAGGGCAACTCTATTTAGATAACGAAGATTCTGATAGGCGACGTTTCTATTCGTCACAAGGTGTAGACATCTGGACTAAAGGCCAGATCACATTGCTAACTGACACAGAAGATGCTTCGCCGTCAACGGCTCTGGGTACTGAAGATCTCATACTTGAACGTTTCGTTGATGCAAACGGCCAAGAATATATTTATTTAGCTTCAGACTCCACCATGTTTTTTAGCACGAGTGGAGGCACATCTTGGACTGAACATAGTGTGACACAGCCGATAGGAAGCATGACATCAGACGGATCATCCGTTTATGTGGCTCGAACCGGCACACAAGTACCAGAAAAATTTACTTTAGGGGGAACTACTGATCTTACTTTCGGGACATTAACACCGAACTTATTGAAGATAGTTGCTGGACGTATCATCGGTGCAGAAGGCAACGACATTTATGAACTCGATGCGGCAGGAGCCAAGGCTTCTTCGTCACTCGACTATTCTTTACCGCTATCCACGAGCACTTGGGTGTCCATCACCCCTGCTTCGAACGGTATTTACGCTGCCGCTAACACTGACAACACAGGATCTCTTTACTACATCGGTGTGAACAGCGCCGACGGAACCCTCAACGCTCCTACCGTTGCCGCTTCGTTGCCTAGAAACGAAACCATTAACGAAATCATGGCGTATGGAGGACTCATAGGACTAGCAACTTCAGCAGGATTTAGATTAGCTTTAATTAGTCCAGAGTCTTCAGGCGTTACACTCGGACCAGCAATCGACACAGGTGGGGAAGCGTTCTGTTTAGAAGCTGACGGCAAATTCATGTGGTTCGGATGCGATAACGCACAGGTGTACCGGGTAGACCTATCTCGCTTCACAGAAACACTTGTCCCTGCGTATGCTTCCGATATGAAAATGTCTGGCACCGTAGCAGCCGCAGACAAAGTTGTTAGCCTTGTTCGGCTCAACAATGACAACGATCCTAAACTTTTCCTCGCTGTGAACAAAGGCTCTGGCGCTGGAGTTATCTATAAAGAACACTATTCTGGAAATAAAGTAGCTACCGGTGAACTAATCGCAGGAGAAATCACATGGTCTACTGTTGTTCCCAAGCTCTTACGCTCCGGTGTTATCGATCTTGACAGATCCCAATACGAACGAGCCAAAACCGCATACCGCACCACCACTGGCTACACAGCTTCAACACCATACACATTGGGTGCAGCAACAACGACACCAGTAGGGAAGATAAGACTTGTCGCTACCAACGGTGCCCAAACCTCATCAACAATTCCTGACGCAACAGGAACATTGTCTACAGGTGAACCTGACACATTCTCGTTTAGCGACGGGATAAATACTGCTATCTCTTATGACTTAAAGATCGAACTCGAACGTTCATCCTCCCCGGCTACAGCCTCTCCCATCTGCCACGACTGGCAACTCACCGCTGTCGCTGTTCCGAGACGCATTGACGAAATCATTTTGCCAATTGTTTTCCGTCGTGACGTGACCACCAGCCGAGGCTCCGGCAAACCTCGGGCTGCGCTCGTAGTTAAAGAAGCCTTCGAAAACCTTCGTGCTTTGATGGAAAGCGGCACCGCTGTCTCCTATAAGGAAGGCAAACGAACAGACAACGTTACTATAGAAAGATTAGAAATGACTCCCGAACGCCTATCCGATGATGGAGGCTGGTGGGAAGGTACCCTGATGGTCAGGTTGTTAACCGTTCCGGCATAGAGGGGGCAGATGGCTAAGGTTCTTTTCTTTGATATAGAAACTGCACCGAACTTGGCTTACGTCTGGGGTCAATGGCAACAAGATGTTATCGACCACGAACGAGAGTGGTACATCTTATGCTTCTCATACAAATGGGAAGACCAAAAGAAAACTCACGTCGTTTCTTTAGATGACTTCGATCTTTATAATGAGAACTCTGAGAACGATTTCGAAGTAGTCAAAAAACTATGGGAACTACTCGACGAAGCTGACATTGTTATCGGCCACAACTCAGACGCATTCGATATTAAGAAAGCGAACGCAAGATTTGTTTACCATAACTTTGGGCCACCAAGTCATTACAATTCTGTTGACACATTAAAGTTGGCTCGACGTTACTTCAAATTCAACAGTAACAAACTAGGTCACATCGGGGAACACCTTGGGATCGGTGCAAAAGAAACAACAGGAGGATTTCAAACATGGGCAGGATGCATGAGAGGTGACGCCAAAGCGTGGGCAGTAATGAAAAAGTACGCTAAACAAGATGTTGATTTACTTATCGATGTCTATGAACGATTGCGTCCTTGGGCTACAAACCACCCAAACAGAAACGTCATCGACCAAACCACGTTCGCTTGTCCAACGTGCGGCGGCAACAGGCTGCATAAGCGTGGTGTCAGGCGGACACGCACACTGACCTACCAGCAATACCAATGCCACCGCTGTAAAGCGTACTGTAGAGAGCGGTTGGCTCAACAAGGTGAACGTCCCGAAGTTATTTAGAGTCCGTTATATCCGGCAGGTAATGTTCGTTCCATATCTGGTTTAAGGATATGTTTCTTGCATTTATGGCAACGACACTCACCAATTAAATACTTAGCTACTGTGCCATGCTTTTTGAAATCTTTTTTTTCCCAACGGATATGTCCGAGATCATCTACGAACATTAGTAATCCTCTGGGTTCACCGAGTCTTCTATCGTTTTGATTTGCTCGGCTATCCGCTTAGCTTCCGCTTTGTCTTGAACCCATTCTCTGATAGCTCTGTCGCAGATCACGGCATAGCCTTCAATAGTTGGACCCCCGACTATTCGGGCTGGCATTTTTTGAATTGTCACATCCATCGTTATCTCCAATCACGATGACGTAATCTACTTTACCACGCTAAGTGAGAGTTAGGGCGGAATGCTGAGGGTAGAAAGGAGAGAAACACCCCTCAGCATTCCTGAGCCGGTAAATCCCTACCGGTTTGCCCTTAAATTCTGTCGCAATTCTCTTAATCTTTTCACGTTCTCTTCTTTGGGAAGATACTTTCTTTGTATCGGCTTAATTTGTGATTGGACTTGTCGTAATTTGCTTTGGTAATGACTACGGAAATCTGATATGGCAGGCCAGAACGGGTGATCTTTCACCAAATCCTTCACACATTCTTCAGTTATCTCTCTTTCCAAATCCATTAAAGATTTGTGCCATATTTTCAATGTTCCATCTGGGATGTTAGCGCCGGTCCACCACAATTGCGACATCATAATCAGAATTTCGTCGGCGTCGTCCTCAGTCATCGAACAATTCGATTACGTTGTCAGGAAGATGTCCAGCTATATCTGCTTTAAGAAGATGTCCAGCTATGGCAGCTTCAAGTTCTTCAGCTTGCTGTGCAAATTTCTTTGAGTATGTTCTCAATAAATGAACAGTATCGTATGCTTGGTCAAGTACTTTTGTGAAGTTATCTAACTCACTCATGCTTGCTCCTTTCTTTCTCTTCGTAGATGAAGAATCCTTTGGGCTGTTCTTCCAATATTGGTTGAAGTTTCATCTTTAACCCGGCGTAATGCCGTTTCAAACGCTCGGTCAGTGAAAGCCCACGTAATTCCCAAGGCTCTGTAGCATTCATCTAATCCCCATCCTGCATTGATAGCCCTCTCAACTACTCTTTTTATATCTCGTGGAGGTGTCATCGGTTTGGGATCTGTAACTTCCCACCAATCATTCAACATGGTACTCATGTCTTTCCACTTAGCTGAAGGTAACTGTGCCTCCATCCGTATTAACTCGCTCATCATCTAACCTTTCTTTTATCAGTTGAGCAAACGTGTGTAATTCCATAACTGCATACGCACCGCCGCATCCAAAATTCCTACGCTTGACTAACGCCACACCAAACTTGGCGTCGGCATTGACTCTTTCTTGCTCTGTTTCACGCATGATTTGAGATAG